CACCCGGTGCGCCCACCGCGACGACGCCGGCCGCCCCTGTCCCGCCAACGCCACCAAGCGCGGACGGTGCGACGACCACCAGCCCCCGCCCTGGCAGCAGCGCTCCAAAGCCTGGGGCTCCGGCGGTACACGGCAGTGGCGGGCGCTGCGCGACAAGCAGCTCCGCGACCAACCCGACTGCGCCAGGTGCGGCCGACCCGCGACGCAGGTCGACCACGTCCTGCCGCTCTCACGCGGCGGCGCGAAGTTCGACCGCGCCAACCTCCAGTCACTGTGCAGCGGCTGCCACCAAGCCAAGAGCACCGAGGAGAACCGCAGGTGAAGACGTTCCGCACGACGATCACGACCCGCAACGGTGCCTCGCACGACATCGACAGCACCTTCGAGGACAACCGCAACATCTTCGAGTGCGCGGCCGAGGTCATCCAGTACGCCGCGGACCTCGACGGCGGTTACAACGACACGATCTTCATGCCGACCAGCGAGCCCATGGCCAAGGTCGACGCTGCGGACATCACGTCCATCACCTTCGCCCCCGCCCGGGTGCCGGGGGAGGGGGAGTCCGCATCACCAAATCGGACATGACGGACAGCGCCGAGGTCAGCAGCGCACGCGCGCGCTCAGAATCCTGATAGGGGGTCTGCCGTGGGACGCACCGCCAAGCCCGCCGCCCTCAAGCTCGTGACCGGCCGTGCGCCGGGCCGCGACTCCGGCGGCCGCCAGGTCAACCCGGGGCCGGCGTTCAAGCGGCTGCCGCCGTCGCCCCCGGACCATCTGAGCGCGGAGGCCCGCGCGGAGTGGGACCGGGTCGTGCCGGAGCTGTCCCGACTCGACCTGATCAAGGCCGAGGATCGGGCGGCGCTGGCCGCGTACTGCGAGGCGTGGTCGACGTTCGTGCAGGCGAGCGCCACCGTGCAGGCCGAGGGTTTGACCATCGAAGCGAAGCAGGGCGTGCTCGCCCACCCCGCGGTCGCGATCGCGCGCAACGCTGGCCGCGAGGTCCGCGCGTGGGCCGCGCACTTCGGGCTGACGCCGAGCACGGAGCAGGCCCTGGCGAGGGGGGCCGACGATGGCGAGGACTCCCCGTTCTGAGGTCGAGCTGCCCGACGCCGAGGAGCTGGCGCGGCTCAAGCTCAGCCCTGAGGTCGCCTGGTACCTGATCACACGCGGCATCGGCCTGCCGGACTGCCCGCCGAAGATCAAGACGCCGGAGCCGCGCGAGGTGCCGGGGGCCGCGTTCGACCCCGACCGGGTCGACCGGGTCCTGGCCGCGTTCGCGGTCCTGCGCCACACCCAGGGCAAGTGGGCCGGTCAGCCGCTGCGGCCGGACCCGTGGCAGGTCGCCTACATCCTCGCGCCCGTCTTCGGGTGGGTGCGGTGGGACGCCGACGCCGACGCGCTCGTGCGCATCATCACCGAGCTGTACGTCGACGTGCCCCGAAAGAACGGCAAGTCCACGATCCTCGGCGGGATCGCGATCTACATGACCGCGGCCGACGGCGAGCAGGGCGCCCAGGTGCTGGCCGCGGCCACCACCAAGGACCAGGCCAAGTTCGTCTTCGACCCGGTGCGCCACCTCGCGGAGAACGCGCCGGGCCTCAAGGGCAAGGTCAAGGCGTACAAGGACGTCATCACCCACCCCAAGACCGGCAGCTACTTCAAGGCGATCAGCAACATCGCCGACGCCCAGCACGGCGCGAACCTGCACGCGGGCATCATCGACGAGCTGCACGTCCACAAGTCGCCGGACATGGTCGAGGTGCTGGAGACCGGCACCGGGTCGCGGTCGCAGCCGCTGGTCGCGATCATCACGACCGCCGACTCCGGGCGCCGCAACACCGTCTACGACACCAAGCGCCGCCGCGTCGAGCAGCTCGCCCGCGGGGTGCTCACCGACCCCAGCGTCTACGGCGTGGTGTGGGCGGCCGACGAGGACGACGACCCCTTCGCCGAGGAGACCCAGCGCAAGGCCAACCCCGGGTTCGGCGTCTCGCCCACCCGCGCCTACCTGGCGCGCGCCGCGGTGAAGGCGCGGCAGTCCCCGGCGGAGCTGGCGTCCTACCTGCGTCTGCACCTGGGCATCCGCACCAAGCAGGAGACGCGGTTCATCGACCTGGCCGCGTGGGACCGCAACGCCGGGCTCGTGGACGTCCGGTCGCTGGCCGGCCGGGAGGCGTGGGGCGGCCTCGACCTCGGGTCCACCTCGGACCTGACCGCGCTGTGCTGGCTGTTCCCCGACGACGAGGCCGGCGGCTGGGACGCCCTGTGGCGGTTGTGGATGCCCGAGGACAACCTGGGCGCCCTGGACAAGCGGACGGCGGGCGCGGCGAGCGTGTGGGTGCGCAACGGCCTGCTCACCCTGACCCCCGGCAACGTCGCCGACTACGAGTGGATCAAGACCGACATCGTCGGCGACCTCGACCGCTACGACGTGCGGGCGCTGGGCTTCGACCCGTGGAACTCCAGCCAGCTCGTCACCGACCTGATGGCGGCCGGCGCCCCCATGCGCAAGGTCCGCCAGGGCTACCGCACCATGTCGCCGCCCACCAAGGAGCTGCAACGCCTCGTGCTCGCCGGCACCCCCGAGGCACCGATGTTCCGGCACGGCGGCAACCCTGCCGTCCGCTGGCAGGTCGACAACCTCGCCGTCGACATGGACCCCGCGGGCAACGTCAAGCCCGCGAAGAACAAGGCGGCCGACAAGATCGACGCCGTCGCCGCCGCCATCACCGCGCTGTCCGAAGCGCTGGAGCGCACACCGCCGACCCGGTCGGCCTACGACGACGAGGGTGCGGAAGTCCTCGTGATCTGAGATCTGAGAGGAGCCGCACCGTGTTCAGTTCGTATGGCCGCCACCTCGGTCGCCGCGTCAACGCCCAGCTCACCGACGGCACCACCATCACCGGGGTGCTGGTGCGGGCGGGCCGCCGCGAGGTGGAGCTGTCGGAGGCCGCCATGGTCGCCCACGGCGCCCGCACCCCCATCGACGGCGCGGTGCTCATCGAGCGCCCGGCGCTGGCCTGGGTCCAGGTGGTGTGAGGTGGCCGTCTTCCAGTCGCTGGGGGAACTCGGCGCCTACACCGCGCAGCACCGGGTGGAGATCGTGGACCCCGGGGTGCCGCTGACCGACCTGACGGCGCCCTCGCGCGCCGGCGACATCTGGCGCACCCAGCCCAGCGTGCGCAAGGTGGTCGACTTCATCGCCCGCAACGTCAGCACGATCCCGCTGCATGTGTATGAGCGGGCCTCCGACACCGACCGGCGGCGCGTCACCGACCACCCTCTCGCGGCCGTGCTGGCCGCCCCCGCGCCCGGGGTGGTCCCGGCCCGGTTCTGGCACGCGGTGCTGTGCGACTTCCTCGTCTATGACCGGTGGTGCGTGCGCAAGGCCCCCCAGACCGACGGCGCGATGCACCTGGTGCGCATCCCCGCCCGCAGGTTCCGCCTCGTCGCCGACGGGCTGGACCGGGTCGCGGCCATCCGCATCTGGACGGCCGAGGGCGACTGGGCCGACCACGACCCCGCCGGCTACCTCTTCGACGCCGGGTACTCCCAGCGCGGCGCCAACGGCACCTCGCCGATGGAGACGCTGCGGGACCTGCTGGACGAGGCCGCCGAGGCGGTGGCCTACCGCCGGTCGGTGTGGAAGAACGGCGCCCGCGTGCCGCTGGTCATCAAGCGCCCGCCGGAACCCAGCGGCAAGGGGTGGAACCCGGAGGCGCGAGAGCGGTTCGTCAACTCCTGGCGGCGGTTCACCCGCGGCGGCGGCGCCGAGGGCGGAACGCCCGTGCTGGAAGACGGCATGGAGCCGGTCGAGTTGAAGGCGTTCTCGCCGCGCGAGGCCGCCGACCTGGAGGGCCGGCGCCTCACCGACGCCGAGGTGGCCTCCGCGTACCACATCGCTCCGGAGCTGGTGGGCGCACGTGAGGGCACCTACTCCAACATCGAGGCCTACCGGCAGATGCTGTACCAGGACGCGCTCGGCCCGCTCATCACCCTGCTGGAGCAGGTCATCAACGCCATGCTCGTGCCGGACCTGGCCGAGGGCCGGCCGCTGTACGTCGAGGCCAACGTCGAGTCCAAGATGCGGCTGAGCTTCGAGGAGCAGGCGCGCGTCCTGTCCAGCGCGGTGGGCGCCCCCTGGATGCTGCGGTCCGAGGCGCGCGGCCGGGCGAACCTGCCCGCCATCGAGGGCGCCGACGAACTCGTGGTGCCGCTGAACGTGGCCGTCGGCGGGCTCGCCTCGCCCCGGGACACCGCGCCGCCGCCCAAGGCCGACCACCCAAAAGCCGGGGGCCGGTCCTGACGAAGGCCCGGCCCGCCGACCTCGCGGACGCGGCCACCGAACGGGAGGCGTTCACCGCCGCCCTGGTGGCGCGCGCCGACGCCCAGGCCGCCGACCTCGCCGCCCTCCTGGACGGCCCCGCTCCGCCCGACCTCGACGCGGTGTGGATCAGCGGCCAGCCCGCCCGCGAGGAGGAAGCGGCCGCGCTGATCACCGGGTGGATCTACCGGCTCGCCCAGGTCGGCGCGTGGGACGTCCTCGACGCCTACAACCCCGACTCGTCCGGGTGGGACGCCGAGGTGATGCTGGGCTGGCTGCGCACCGCTGCGGCCGCCTACGCCGCCCGCATCGAGCAGCACACCACCGACCGGCTCACCGAGGCCGCCGCCGCGGCCGCCGCCGAGGAGCAGGAGTGGCCCGTGGCGGCCGCCGCGGTGGTGGCCGGCCTGGGGGCCGCGGCCGCGCTGAACGCCGTGACCGCCGCCGCCGAGGTCCTGTCGTTCGGCGGGATGGACGCCGCCCGCGCCTCCGGCCTCACTTCGAAGACCTGGCACACCGGCGGCCCCAACCCGCGCATCACCCACCGCGCCCAGAACGGCGAGACCGTCGGCATCGATGACGTGTTCACCAACGGGCTGCGCTACCCGGGCGACTCGGCCGGCGACGCGGATGAGACCGCGGGTTGCCACTGCCACCTGACCTACGCGTGAGGAGCGACGTTGCACACCAAGGAGTTCGCCGCCCGCGTGAAGGCGGTCGGTGAGGCGCAGGGCCTCAAGGAGGGCCAGGTCAAAGCCCTGGTCAGCGTGTTCGGCAACGAGGATTCGGTAGGCGATGTCGTGGTGCCCGGCGCGTTCGCCGACGACCTGGCCCGCTGGAAGGACTCCGGCGACCCGATCCCGTTCATCTGGGCGCACGACTGGGGCGACCCGTTCTCCCACATCGGGCACGTGCTCGAAGCCGAGGAGACCGGCGAGGGCCTGGTCGTCACCGCCCAGCTCGATGACCTCGACACCAACCCCAAAGCCCAGCAGGTCCACCGCCTGCTGAAGGGCCGCAGGGTCAAGCAGTTCTCGTTCGCCTACGACGTCGCCGAGGGCGCGTTCGTGGAGAAGGACGACCACCCCCGCGGCGGTTTCTACGAGCTGCGCAAGCTCCGCGTCCACGAGGTCGGGCCGTGCCTGATCGGCGCCAACCAGGAGACCGAACTCCTCGCGGCCAAGGCCGCCGACCTGACCCGCGGCCTCAAGGCCGGCCGGGTCCTGTCCCAGGCCAACTTCGACCGGCTCACCAAGGCCCGCGACTCCATCACCGCGGTGCTCGACGCCGCGACCCCCGCCAACCCCGACGACACCGACGACGCCAAGCAGGACGCCAGCCCGCCCGCCAGTGGTGCGGCCGACGGCGGCGACCCGGTCCGCGCACCGGACGCCCCCCCCGCCCAGCCCCACGGCCGGTCCGCTCAGGCGGTCGCACGGCTCACCCTCATGACCGCACTGAACGGAGAATGACATGGGACTCAAGGCCCAGCTCGCCAAGGCGCTGGAGCGCGCGAAGGAACTGGCCAAGGCCGGCGCCGAGCGCGACCTGACCGAGGACGAGATCACCGAGACCACCACCCTGGCCACGACGGTGGCGGACCTGCGCGAGCGGATCAAGGCCGCTGACGAGGCGGCCGCACAGCTCAAGGCGCTGGCCGCCGACGACGGCGACGCCCCCGACGACGACACCGGCGACGAGGCCCCTGGAACCAAGACCGGCCCCAAGGACCGCGCGCCCGGGGTGTTCCGCGGCAAGTCCGCGCCGCCCGCGTCGTTCGGCGAGGCGTTCGTCAAGTCCGCCCCCTACAAGCGCTTCGCCGAGGACAACCCCAGCGGGGTCGGCTCCGGCACGCCGATCGACATCGGCAAGGTCAAGGTCGGGTCGCTCGCGGACCTGGGCATCGGCCGCAAGGCCACCCTGGGCACCCCGGTCGCGCGCCTCCAGCCCGTCCGCATGCCCATGGTCGACATGGTCGACCGGGACCGGCTGACCGTCCTCGACCTGATCTCGCGCGGCCAGACCGCCGGGAACTTCGAGTACGTCCAGGTCACCGGGGTCACCCGCAACGCCGCGATCGTGCCGGAGTCCACCGGCCCCGCCGACGCCGCCGCGCTCAAGCCGCTGAGCGACATGACCACCTCGATCGCCGACGCGAAGGTCTACACCTACGCCGACGGCTACGACGTCACCAACCAGCTCCTGGCCGACGCCCCCGCGTTCGCCTCCTACATGGACGCCGAGCTGCGCTACAGCCTCGACAGCGTGATCGAGGACAAGCTGCTCAACGGCACCGGCACCTCGGGTGAGCCGCGCGGCCTGCTGCACACCACCGGTGTGCAGGCCGAGCAGTACACCGCCGGCACCGACGCCATGGAGCTGGTCAAGGCGGTGCGCAAGGGCATCACCCGCGTGACCCGCCTGCCCGGCGGCACCGTCACGGCGATCCTCATCTCGCCGGAGGACGACGAGGCGCTGGACCTGATGCAGGACGCGAACGAGCGGTTCTTCGGGCAGGGGCCGTTCAACTCCGGCCCGGCCACCCTGTGGGGGCGGCCGCGCGCCATCTCCGAGCGGCTGACCCCCGGCACGGTCATCCTCGGCGACTGGACCCAGATCGCGCTGCTGGACCGGGAGGGCCTGAGCGTGACGGCGTTCAACCAGCACGCCGACTACGCCCGCCGCAACATGGTCTACGTCCGCGCCGAGCTGCGCGCCGCCCAGGTCATCTGGAAGCCCAACCGCATGGTCGTGGTGTCCCCGACCACCGCGCCGTAAGGAGGTCGCCGTGACCGAGCACAAGATGCGGGTGATCGACGGCGTCCGGTACCGGCCCGAGGACGCCCCCAAGCGGCCGGCCGAGAACGCCAAGCCGGCGGAGCCGGTGTCCACCGACACGGCCAAGGGCCGCCGGACCAAGCGGAAGGAGCCGAACGATGGCGATTCCGCAGGGACTGCTGGCTGATCCCGCCGACCTCGCCGCCCTGCTGGGCGTCCCTTCCGACGATGTGAAGCTGGTGGCGGTGCTGACGGCCGCGTCGCGCAGGTTCCGCGGCGCGGTCGCCCCCGTCTCCTTCACCCCGGTGGACGGCGCCGAGTTCCGGCTGAACGGCGACGGCACCACCACGGTGCTGCTGCCGGTGTGTCCGGTGCGCGCCGTCGCCTCGGTGGAGGTCGACGGCGAGCTGCTCGCGGCCACCGAGTTCGAGTGGTCCGAGCAGGGCGTCCTGCGGCGGCGGTGCGGGTGGCCGGACCGGCTGCGCTCCATCCGCGTCGTGTGCGACCACGGGTACGAGGCGGTGCCCGACGACGTGCAGGAAGCGGTTCTCGACCAGGCCGAGGCCGCCTACAACACCCGCAAGGGCGTGACGGCGGTTCAGGTCGACGGGCAGTCGGTGAGCTACGGGGCCGCCACCCAGATCGGGGTCACCCAGGTCTGGGCCGACACCGTCGCCCGCTACCGGCTCCAGGGGGATCGGGCATGAGCCAGCTGCTGTTCCGCCAGTCGGCGGTGCGCGTCCGGCCCGGCACGAAGTACGACCGGGCCGGCACCCCCATCCCGGACTGGTCCGAGGGGGCCGTCGAACGGCTCACCCTCACCGGGGTGAACGTGGCGCCCCGGGTGGAGGGCAATCCGGAGCGGACCGGCGACACCGGCACCCGCGTGCTCACCGGCTGGTGGCTCCAGACCCCGCCCGGGGTGGACGCCGACATCGCCGCGGGTGACCGGGTCGAGTTCGACGGCATGGTCCTGGAGGTCGAGGGCGACGTCGCCCGCTGGCCGGACCCCTTCACCGGCCGGACCCACCACATCAAGGTGTCGCTGGAGCGCGTCACCGACATCTGACCCCCGGGGGGTGGCGCTGTGGCACGCACCAAGGTCGTGCTCAACCGCAAGGGCATCCGGGCGATCCTCCGCAGCGAGGGCATGGCGCGGGTCGTCAACGCCGCCGCGAAGCGGGTCGCCGCCGAAGCCGAGGCCCGCGCCGAGGAGCCCGTCACGGTCGTCCTCTACTCGACGGACCGGCAGGCCGCCTCGGTGGCGCTGGCCGCCGCCTCCGGCGTCAACGAACAGGCCAAGGACGGCAGCCTCACCAAGGCCGCCCGCGCGGCCGGACTGGAGGTGCGCGACCCGTGATGCTCTACGTCGTGCCGGACACCCGCGCCGCCGCGACCAACGCCCTGCGCACCGCCCTGGACGCCCGCGACGACCCGTTCGCCGCGGGCGCCACCGTCGGCACCCGCCTGCTGTCGGAGGCCGGCGGGCGCCCGGCGGTGCCCTACGTGATGGTCGCCTCCGACGGCGTGAACCCGGTGGCCTGGCCCGCCTACGCCACCGACCTGCTCCGCCTCACCGCCTGGGCGGAGGCCGAGGACGACGCCTACGACCTGGCCGCCCTGTGCCAGGCGCTGCTCGCCGCCCACACCGGTCCGGTGCTGCGCGGCCAGCGCCCCGCCGGGTCGATCATCCGCGGCCGCGACCGCGACACCGGCGTGCCGATGTGCTCGGCGCTGGTGCGCGCCGGCGTCACCCCTGTCCCGGCCTGAGCCGGTCACCTGCGCAACCCCTGACCACCGCTACTGCGAGGAGGACCGGCATGGCCGGCGACCCGAGGAACGTGGACATCTGGCAGTTCGCCGACGTCTACTTCGACTTCACCAACACCGCACCCGCACCCACCGACCTGACCACCGTGTGGGACCCGCTGTGGAAGCCCGCGGGGCTGCTCAACGGCGACGACGGCATCACCGAAGGCCGCGACGAGAACTCCGAGGACACCTTCGCCTGGGGGCAGATCCTCATCCGCACCGTGTACTCCCAGCACAAGCGCACCCTGAGCGTGGCGATGTATGAGGACAACGCGGTCACCTTCGGCCTGGTCAACCCGGGCGAGTCCACCCGGACGTCGGCCCTCGGCGTCATCCACTCCGAGGTCTACGTCCCGCAGCGCTCCATCTTCCGCATGGCCATGGAGTTCGTGGACGGCAACAAGAAGATGCGGCGCTACATCCCCACCGCCGAGCTCGGCGAGGTCTCCGAGATCGAGACGACCGAGGCCACCGCCAAGGTCTACTCCGCCACCGTCCAGGTCTACCCCGACGGCAACGGCAAGTTGTGGGACGAATACAAGACCGACCTCACCTACGTGGCCACCCCCTGAGGACCGACGGGTCCTCCCCGCACGTGGCGGGCGGTGCCGCGCAGGTCGCCGCCCGCCACCCCTTTCCCATCAGCCTGCGCACCCTTTGAGGAGGAACCTGCGCCATGGCCGCCACCGCCAAGAAGTCCCCGAAGACCGCCCCCAAGCCCAAACCCCAGACGCCCGCCGACGCCCAGCCCGCCCACTTCGCCGGCCTCCAGGCCGAAGCCGCCGCCGCGGCCGCCGCGACCGGCGAGCCGATGGCCGAGAACACCCCCCTGCGCAAGCTCATCCGGTGGAAGGGCTGCGCCGTGTCGGTGCCCGCCACCCTGGATGACGTCCCCATCGAGGTGCAGGAGGCCATCGAGCAGGGCCGCCTCGTCGCCCACCTGCTGGGCTTCATCGGCGAGGAGCAGTGGGAGCAGCTCAAGAAGACCCGCCGCGACGCCGGCGAGCCGGTGTCCCTCGGCGACGCCCAGGACCTGATCAACGAGATCGGCCGCCAGGCCTATGGGCAGTCCGCGGGGGAATAGCCGGCCTCTACCGCCTCATGCGTGATCACGCGGATGTGGTGGAGGCGGACCTCGCCCGGTACTACCCGGGCACCCACCTCGCCGATGTGTTCCGGCCGGGCACCGGCCTGACGTGGCGGCGCCTGGCCAACCTCGTGCGGTGGCTGCCGCGGGAGGCGATGACGTGGGCGGTGCTCGGCCGCGCCCAGCTCTCCATGGAGGCCGACCTGCTGATGGGCGTGTGGGAGATGTGGGCCGAACAGCCCCACCCGGACCGGCCCGGCCCGGCCTACGACCCGGCCAAGCCTGCGGGCACCGCGGACGTGACGGATCACCTGAGAGCACACCGGGAGCGGTTCTCCGCCTGACGACGCCAGAGGAGGTGGTCTGCTCATGGCCGAATCCGTCGGGTACGCCGTCCTCCAGGTCATCCCGTCCATGCGCGGCACCAAGGGCGTGCTCCAGGCCGCCCTGAACGGCCCGGCCGACACCGAGGGCAAGCGGGTCGGCGGTGTGCTGGGCTCCAGCATCACCGCGGCGGCGGGGGCGCGGCTGCGCGCCTCCGCCCCGCGGCTGGCCTCCGCCCTGGGCCGGGCCCTGGCCCGCCCCGGGATGCGCGAAGGCGACAACCTGGGCCACATGATCGGCGGCGCGATCGACGCCGGGATCGGCGCCGCAGTCGCCGCCGCCGGCCGCAAGACCTTCGCCAAGCTCGTCGTGGTCGCCGCTGGTGCG